GAAACCTTTATAAGTAATCAACCACCTGAAATTGAAATTATTAACAACTATAAGAAGTATTATTATGAATGATATTACAATTGTAACAGCTTTCTTTGACATTGGCCGTGGAGAATGGAGTCCTGATAAGGGGTTGCCACATTACCTACAAAGAACAAATGATACCTATCTTCAACGTTTTGGTAATATGGCCAAACTTGAAAACGATATGGTCATTTACACATCTAAAGAATTTGTGGATGATATCAAGTTTCTAAGACAAGATAGACCCACACAGATTTTCACGCTTGATTTTCCTAACAGCTTTAAGAAACTGAGAGAAGAAGTTCAAAAGGTCCAAAGTGATCCCGAATATCAAGCCAAAATAAATCCCATGCAAGTAAAAAATCCAGAATACTGGAATGCTGACTACGTTGTTGTTAACGCTCTCAAATCATCCTTTGTCAAAAGAGCTATTCAATCAAATGCTATCGATACAGATTTGGTTGCTTGGTTAGATTTTGGTTATTGTCGTGATGAATCCACACTCAATGGTGTAAAATTCTGGCAGTATCCGTTTGATAAAGAAAAGATTCATTTCTTTACCATTAAAGATTGGGTCGAAGGAACATTCATTCAGGATGTTATTTCTAATAATGATGTTCACATTACTGGTCCATGTATCGTTGCTGATAAAAAGAATTGGCCAGTTTTGGAAGCATTAGTTCACCATAGTATCGATGAGTTATTAAAAAATAATTTGATGGATGATGACCAAACTTTATTGTTAATGTCCTATTTACAGAGACCGGAACTATTCGAACTGCATCGAGTTAATGACCAAGATTGGTTTGTTGTCTTTAGGAGGTTTAATGAAAATCAAGATTGATTGTACAGCTAACTTAGGCGACTTTTGCAATGCATTACCAGTAATCTCAGGTATTTCAAAGTATGTAAATGAAAAGATTCATCTAATCATCAGACCGGAGATGCGTAAGTTTAATGGTATTAAAGAATTTTTAAAATATCAAAAAATGATTAAGGATGTGGATTTCTCGGATGATTTATTGGTATTTGGTGATGTGATGACTATTAGTTCTTGGACTCGTATGGACCAAGAATCCACAGACCGACCAATTGAAACTTGTCGTTATGAAAATTGGGTTAATGATAATTATAGAATGTTATTTCAGGTCGATGATGATTTTGAAATTCAAGTTGAACAAATTGATGTTGAAGATGTAACAAACAAAACTATCATTGGTGACAGATGGTCAGCCAAACAAGACCCATCAGTTGATACAAGAAGAAATACCAATGTGGTTGAACATGGTTTAAATCCTGACCCATCAAAAGTATTCTATCTTGATTATACAAAACCAATCATGTATAATTTAAATCTCATTAAAAATAATCCTAATCCTTTTGTTACAACATTTACAGGCATTGGTATTATTGCTGACTTGATGTTTAAAGAAACGATTGTTTGTTGGGATGAAGATATGAGAACTTGGGATGGCCACCCCGTGGGCTTCGATTTTAAACGACATTACTACGGTGACCGTAATGCAAAATTAGTTTATGTTAAGGACCTAGTATTATGAGTTTACCATCAGCAGTACCACGGTATATTATTGATAGTTTAGTTGCATTAGCTTCTACTGCACCCGAAGGAAATTTTATTGAGGTTGGAGTTTATCAAGGAGGTACCGCATGGCACCTAAACAAGTTGGCCGAAGAACAAAATCGAAAAATTTATCTCTATGATACTTTTGAAGGTATTCCGTTTAGTGGAGAATTAGATTACCACAAAGTGGGAGATTTTAGTGACACCGATTATGAAACTGTCCGTGATGCATTACCATATGCAACAGTAGTCAAAGGTATTTTTCCTGAGAGTGCTGTTGAGATGGAAAACATTGCATTTGTTCACTTAGATTGTGACCAATATCAATCAGTTATTGATTCTGTTGCCTATTTAAAACCAAAAATGGTTAAGGGTGGTATTATTTGGTTTGATGATGCGATTGGCGATAAAGAATATGTTGGCACACCAGGACAAGTTAATGGTGCAGACTTTGCCATGAGAGAATTATATGGCACAAATTTTGAAATTAGTGATTGCGGAAAGCCTTACGTTATCGTATGATATTGAATATCAAAAAAGGTGTCTTTGGTGATTGTATCCGTAATGGTGATTTAATTGCTGTTGCTAATGTTGTAGAATATCTCAGACAAGAAACTCCAGATTTAAAATTCTACATTCATGCTGATGCCATGGCTCAAGCAGAATACAATCGAGAATTTTATTCTTGGATGTTAAAGAATACAGACTACTTTTCAATTTCACCTGGTGAAAAAGACTTAAATTGGTCAAAAGTTAATCTTTGGGACTTCAGAGATATATCAGGTGACTTGGTTAAGATTCCTAATCCATTAAAACAAGAAAAGAAAATTGTTATTTGTCCTCTTTTTGATGCGCCATATAATACTTACCGAAATTGGCCAAGACCCATTTTTGAAAGTTTATTGAATCATTATGATAGTCCTGTATTTGGTGGATACAATAAAATTATACTTGCACCAAAAGCAGACTTTTTTAGAGAAGGTTGGACTCAAAGTATCAATATCGTCACCAATTTATACCACATTATGACTGCCGAAATCTTTGTTGGAGGAGATACTGGAACCAGTCATTTCGCATGGGCACTTGACAAATCACCTAAAGATATGATATACTTGAACTCCAGTAGAGGTTTACTGCATACTTTGCCGTTTTATTTATTAAAGGGCAAGGGTACCACCAGAACCTATTGGTTGGATTTCGAAGGATCCAATTTTCAGTAGACTATGTATCGAAGCCAATCTTTCTACGTTTTGAACCAGAAAGATTGGATGTTGTATAAATAAGTAAACCAGGCAACCATAGTGTGTTGCATATCAGAAGGACATTAATGCAGTCGTTTAAATCATTTCTCAAGGAAGAAGCCGAGGGCGCCAAGCTCAAGCATATTACTCATGCTGAGGACAGACCTTTGCAATCCGGATCCAAAGGATTTGACCACGCTGTTGCCGCTCTAAACTCAGCACATGACCATGCTAAATCTAGTGGCCACTCTACACACCTTTCAATGAAGTATGATGGTTCACCATCTATCGTTTTTGGACATCATCCAGAAACTGGTAAGTTTTTTGTGGCATCTAAGTCTGCCTTCAATAAGAATCCAAAGATTAACTACACTCCAAAAGATGTTGAAAAGAATCATGGACACGCACCAGGCCTCGTCAAAAAATTACAACAAGCATTAACTCACCTTAAAAAGGTTGCACCCAAATCTGGTGTATACCAAGGAGATGTAATGTTTGGTGATGAGGATAAGAAAGAAACTAAAAAAGGTGTTTCCTTCACTCCAAATACCATTACCTATACCGCAAAGGGTGATGAAGCTGATAGGGTTCGTAAAGCTAAATTTGGTGTTGTTGTGCATACGCAATACCACGGTAAAACTGCTGAATCTATGGCAGCCGACCCACATCCAGATTTACACAACTTTAAAGACCATCCTGATGTATGGACAAAGCACCCAGCACATGATACAAGCAAAATTAATTATACAGCCAAACAACAAGATACTTTCAAGAAACATATGGAGGCTGCAAAGAAAATCCATGACGAAAGTGGCAGCAAGATGTATAAAGCAACCGAACCACACCAGGGTGCTAGTGGCCACTTAGAAACATACATTAATCAAACTGTTCGTACCGATGAGAAGCCAACGGCCGCAGGTCTTGTTAAACATATTCAAAATAAGTATAAAAAAGAATCTGAGAAACTGAAAACTCCAGTCGGACAATCAAGAAAAGAAGTAGAAGCAAAATCACACATTGACCATATTGAAGGTAACAAAGAACATTATAATAATCTGTTAACAATGCACAGCCACCTACAAAAAGCCAAAGATGTTCTTGTTAAGAGCTTAGAAAGTCACACAGGCGGTTTGGAACATCACATAGATAATAAACCAACAGGTCCAGAAGGATTTGTTGTTCATCATGCAGGAGAGCCCACCAAGTTGGTTAACCGTAAAGAATTTGCAAAAGCTAATTTATTAAAAGTCAGAAAATGAAATCCTTTTTAGATATAATTGAAGAAGAAAAGATTGGTGACAAACACCATGTAATGGCTTTTGGCCGCATGAATCCTCCAACAACTGGACACCTTAAAGTTATTGATAAGGTTAAAGAGATTGCCAAAAAGAATAATGCAGAACATTCTGTTGTGACTTCACATTCACAGGACTCCAAAAAGAATCCGTTAAGTGCTGCACAAAAAGTGAAACATTTAAAAAGATATTCTCCAGGTACTCACTTTGTATCTTCTTCAAAAGAAAGTCCAACATTCTTATCTCACGCCGCAGAATTACATAAAAAAGGTGTAACTCATCTTCATATGGTTGCTGGTTCAGACCGAGTTAAAGAATATAAAGAAAAGTTACAAAAATATAATGGTACACATGAAGGTGCATTGTATAATTTTAAAAAGATTACTGTTCATTCCGCTGGACATCGTGATCCAGATTCGGAAGGTGCTGAAGGTATGTCCGGCACCAAGATGAGAGAACACGCAAAGAATAAAGATATTCATTCTTTTAAAAAGGGTGTTCCTTCTCATGTTTCGGATACTCATACCAAAGAATTGATGCATGATACTCGTAAGGGTATGGGTTTACATGAGGATACTGATCGTGGTCTGTTTAAGGCAATCTTTGTAACTGGTGGTCCTGGTTCAGGTAAAGATATCATTATTCGTGAAGCTATTGCTGAAGGTCATATTACAGAATTAAACTTTATCCAAGCTAGAGATTACTTGGGTGATAAACAGAAGTTATCCGAACAATCTAAAGACTTCCGTAGAGAAGCCATCAGGAATCGTGGTCCACTTATTATTAATGGACCTGCGGATGACAACGAAAAGATTGCTCATATTAAAGAACAACTTGAAGAATTGGGTTATGAAACTCAAATGGTTTTTGTTGATACTTCCGATGAC